AGATCGAGCCATCACCAAAGTGGCTGCAGCGCAGACTTTCATCTGTTGGAATCCGTCCGATCAACAACCTGGTTGATATTACAAATTATGTAATGGAAGAGTATGGACAGCCGATGCATGCTTACGATCTGGACACACTTGCAGGACATCAGATCGTAGTTAAGAATGCACAGGATGGAGATAAATTCGTTACATTGGATGGACAAGAAAGAACAATGGATAAAGATGTTCTTATGATCTGTGATGGAGAAAAAGCTGTTGGAATCGCAGGAATCATGGGTGGAGAGAACTCTATGATCACAGATGGCGCGAAGACAATGCTTTTTGAGGCAGCATGCTTTGATGGTGTCAATATCCGTAAATCCAGCAAGCGTGTCGGACTTCGTACAGATGCTTCCGGTAAATTCGAGAAGGGACTTGACCCGAACAATGCAATGGCTGCACTGAACCGTGCATGTCAGCTTGTAGAAGAGCTTGGAGCTGGTGAAGTTGTCGGAGGAGCAATCGACGTATACAGCAAGAAGAAAGAGCCTGTACGTGTTCCATTTGATGCAGAGAAGATCAACCGTATGCTTGGAACAAATATTTCTGAGGAAGAGATGCTTGGATACTTCAAGAAGATTGATCTTGATTATGATGCAGAGACGAAAGAAGTGATCGCACCGACATTCCGTCACGATCTGTTCAGATTAGCTGACCTTGCAGAGGAAGTTGCAAGATTCTTCGGATATGACAATATCCCGACAACACTTCCATCCGGAGAGGCTACAACAGGTAAGCTTCCGTTTAAGCTTCGCATCGAGCAGGTGGCAAGTGATATTGCTGAGTTCTGTGGATTCAGCCAGGGAATGTCTTATTCCTTTGAAAGCCCGAAGGTATTTGACAAGCTTCTTCTTCCGGAGGACTCAGAACTGCGTAATGCAATTCCGATCATGAATCCGCTCGGAGAAGATTACAGTATCATGCGTACAACATCCTTAAACGGTATGCTGACTTCTCTTGCAACAAACTACAACAGAAGAAACAAGAATGCCCGTCTGTATGAGATGGGTAATATTTACATTCCGCAGGAGCTTCCACTGACAGAGCTTCCGGATGAGAGAATGCAGTTTACACTTGGAATGTATGGAGATGGAGATTTCTTCAACATGAAAGGTGTAGTGGAAGAGTTCTTTGAGAAAATCGGTATGAAGGGCAGAGAGAAATACGATCCGAATGCAGGAAAGTCATTCCTTCACCCGGGACGCCAGGCAAACATCATTTATGATGGAAAAGTAGTTGGATATCTTGGAGAGGTTCATCCGGAAGTTGCTGATATCTATGGAATCGGTGAGCGCGCATATGTTGCAGTTCTGGATATGCCTGAAATCATCCCATATGCTACATTTGACAGAAAATACACAGGAATTGCAAAATATCCTGCAGTGACAAGAGATATCAGTATGGTTGTTCCGAAAGAAATCCTTGTCGGACAGATTGAAGATGTGATTGAGAAAAAGGGCGGCGCTCATTTAGAGAGCTTTAACCTGTTTGACATCTATGAAGGTGCTCAGATCAAAGCAGGATTCAAGTCAGTTGCTTATTCTATCGTATTCCGTGCAAAGGATAAGACACTGGAAGAAGCTGAAATCACAGCAGCAATGGATCGCATTCTTTCCGGTCTGGAAGAACTTGGTATTGAGTTGAGAAAGTAAGAAGAGAGGGTAAGAGCATTGAAAACAAGTGATTTTTATTATGATCTTCCGGAGGAACTGATCGCACAGGATCCTTTGGAGGACCGCTCTTCCTCCCGCCTTATGATACTTGATAAAGAGACAGGGAAGACAGAGCATCATGTATTTCGTGAGATTATCGATGAACTGAATCCAGGAGATTGTCTGGTTATCAATGATACGAAAGTAATTCCGGCCAGACTGATCGGAGCAAAGGAAGACACCGGAGCAAAGATAGAAGTGCTTCTTTTAAAACGAGGAGCAGATGATGTCTGGGAGACATTGGTAAAGCCTGGAAAAAAGGCAAGACCGGGAGCAAGAATCAGCTTTGGAGACGGCCTGCTTGTCGGAGAAGTTATGGATGTAGTGGAGGAAGGAAATCGTCTGATCCATTTTGAATACGAAGGAATCTTCGAGGAGATTCTGGACCAGTTAGGACAGATGCCGCTTCCACCGTATATTACACATCAGCTTCAGGATAAGGACAGATATAATACTGTCTATGCGGTACACTCAGGTTCTGCGGCAGCACCGACGGCCGGACTTCATTTCACACCGGAGCTTTTGGAAGAGATTCGCGCAAAAGGGGTGGAGATCGCACCGGTTACACTTCATGTCGGACTTGGAACGTTCCGTCCGGTGAAGGTAGATGATGTGGAGCATCACCATATGCATTCAGAATTTTATATGATTACTGAAGAGTCTGCACAGAAAATCAACCATGCAAAAGAAGTAGGACATCGTGTCATCTGTGTCGGAACAACAAGCTGCAGAACAATCGAATCCGCTGCCGATGAGAATGGAAGATTAAAAGAATGCAGTGGTTGGACAGAAATCTTTATCTATCCGGGATATCAGTTCAAGATTCTGGATGCGCTGATCACGAACTTCCATCTGCCGGAATCTACACTGATCATGCTTGTTTCTGCATTAGCCGGAAAAGAGCATGTGATGGCAGCGTATGAGGAGGCAGTAAAAGAAAGATATCGTTTCTTCAGTTTTGGGGATGCTATGATGATTGTGTAGCCTCCAAATCTAACAAATGTGAGGTTATCACAGAAATCAGGAAAAGTAAATAATGGGACAAAGAGAAACCCAGGAGTGTAAATGCTCCTGGGTATTTTGCATCAAGAATCCTTATAAGTGAATGTATGGGACAGCCCATTGCGGAACACAACCGTTTCCGGACGCCCGTCTCTCAGGATGATAGAATCCAGAATTGAGACAAAGAAGTTTTTCAGGATCTCCGGATCCAGCGATTCAGCCAGACTTTCATAGTAGATGTACTGTTTATCTGCCAACTTCTGTGTCAGGATGAAGGAAGATGCCTGGCGGATAAATTCTTCATCGTTCATGGTACGCATCCATGGTTCCTGAGACATCATGCCAATAGCCTCGTTGATCTCCTGGAGCCGATCTGTGATCTGTTGCTTCCGGACAAGGTACTCACGTTCAGATATAGAATCATCGCTGTAGAGGTACAGATCATTCAGACGATCCAGAGCACGTTGCTGTTTCTTCTGATCTGCCATCATGCGTTTTAACTCCGGATCCATCTTAGGTTTTGATCGTGGACGCTTCAAGAGTACCGGATCACTTCCGGAACATTTCTCCAGCATATTGAGAAGAGACGCCAACCCGTCAGGATCTACATGATCGACATTAGAAAAAGTGCTGCCATGTAGCAAGCGCTTCTGGAGATCATCCGTGGAATGGATGTAAGCAAACTGCTTCTGAGCATTCAGGATATTCAGGATGTAGTTCAGAAGGAACTCGCCCAGGACAACATCCGAAGTATATTTTGCATGGCAAGTTTTCGTTTTCCGGACATTCGGGCATCCGTATTTTGACGGACGATATCCGGAGACATGGAGCTTACCTGGAGAAGCAGTAAAAGCGGATCCACACTCTGCACACCAGACAAGTCCGGAGAATACGTGAACATTCTTCTGAGCCGTCTTTCTTCCTGGGGTATTCCGATACCGGGCATTCTTATCAAGGGTAGCTTGGATCCGATCGAACCGATCCGGATCAATGGAAGCCGGGTGGTGGTTTTCTACGATAACCCACTCCGATTCGTCCTTAATCGCTTTTCTTCCTGGAATCTTGTAATAGTTGTACCGATACACGCCTTTATACCACGGATTCCGTAAAATAGTCCACACTGCCACCGGGCTCCACATATTTCCGTTTCTGGAACGATATCCAGCCTCATTCAGCCTCCTGGAAGTATGTACAATGGATTGTGTATCTTCGTAGGTTTCTACCATGAAGTTGTAGATTTTGTTTTCCTCCGGATCTATGGAGAATACCTGAGTAGGCTTATCATAAGAGTAACCGAACGGAATACGCCCGCCATTCCATACACCATTAGAGGCACGGTTAATCATGGTTGCTGTTACACGTTCTGAGGTCATGTTACGCTCAAGCTCTGCAAATACTAGGATGATCTTCAGCATGGCTTCTCCGATAGCTGTACTGGTGTCAAATTGCTCGTTTTTAGACACGAACGTGACACCGAGATCCTTCAATTCTGCATACATATTCGCAAAGTCCAGAAGGTTCCTGGAGATTCGGTCGATCTTCCAAACAAGTAAGTGAGTAAAAAGCCCTTGCCGGATCTGGGACATCATTTTCTGATATGCCGGACGGTCGGTATTCTTTCCGGAATATCCAGCATCCTCAAAAATCACAAAGTCATCTGTATTCAGGATATACTTGCAGTAAGAAGTAAGATCCTGTTTCATCATTGGCAATGAATCTTTATCTATCTGGTAGACCGTGGAAACACGGACGTAAATCGCCACCCGGATAGGCGTTTCTGAGCCCGATCCGGGCATCTTAAAGTTTTTCTTCATAATTCCTCCATCAAAAAGAAATAGCCCCTCCACGGGGCTATACTTAGTTCACATACGGCATGTATTTATTCAGTGCCGCCCATACTACATTTTTGTCATCACGGCTTGCGACCTGATAACAAGCCAGTAGCCGTTGCAATTCCTGAACTTGCTCCTGGCGTTCTTTTTCTTCCTGAGTTTCAGTGCTGCTCATAAGTACACCTCCAGATATTTTATTTACAGTTGTTCCGAGATCCTGGAAAGATACCGGATCTGAAAGCTCTCTTATCCTGGAAAGAGAAACAGTTTTTGCGTGTCCGAAAGAGGCGTTAATATCGCTGGTAAGAACTGGATAAAATTCCCAATTATCAGTATTTGTTACTGGAAGATCACAGAGAAAGCAGAAAATGTACATGTCCGAACATCGTTCCTTTTCACTCCAAGAATCTCCGGTAATATGATGGTGTCTATCTGCAATATCAAAAACAATCCGTTTGTTTTCAGAAATGGCACCACTTTCTGGATGCTTGCATGTGATCTTAGCTGATGATTTTATCTCAAAAGAAAAAGAGCCTGATACAAGATCACATTTTCCCCAGTGGCTACGCCGCTGCTCTATACCAAGAGCTTTCATCACAAGGAACTCCGCTAAGGCGCCACGTACAGAAGAATCAATAGAGTACGATGCGTACCATTCCCAGAAGTCAACAGTAGAAAACCCAGAAGGGGAACCAAGGGTGCGAAAGTCCAACCAGCGGTCCATATTTTCAGTATGCAGCTTATCGGATATATTACCGATGCGGTTTTTCTTTGAATCCATTTTCATCTTCCTCACTATGTATTAAGTGTCATGGTAATGATTTCTTCGCCATGTAAAATATGGTAATGATATTATCCCCTTTTACGGTCTGCGTACTTTTCTGGAATAACCATATGGGTACGAAGAAAGTCTTTGCACATTTTCTGCTTATCATCTGGAATATGAGTGATAATGTCGATCCATTCAGGATCCAGACAGGAAACCTCAGTATAAAGCTTTCTCCCGTATACCAGATAATCCAGAGATACGTCCAAATGCTCCGCAAGCTGCATGACAGTATCAATCTTTGGAATGGATCCCTCTTTCCATTTTCCGGTGCTTCCGGTACTCATATGTAATTCTTTTAAAACAGTAGTCACTGTAGTGCCTTTTTCTGCACAAACAGCTCTCAGATTATCGTAGAACATAAAATCCTCCTAAAAATAAACTCACTAAAAGAGTGTTTATGGCATTGACAAACTCACTACAGTGAGCTATACTAACAAACATAAACAACAAAACATAATCAATTTAATAATTGAAAAAGCACTTCTATCATACCAACAAATGTTAGGTAAGTAAAGAAGGAAAAGGAGGGAACTCATGGAAAAAAAGCTGTCTGCGTGGTGCAAAAACGCCAAGATCGAAATGATTAACCGTGATCTTAAAACCACGACATTAGCTAAGGAGCTGGATATGAACCGAAGCTATGTCAGTTCGATCTTGAACGGGCGTGTCTACAGTGCTCCGGCAGTCAAAAAGATTTCTGATTACCTGGGGATCGCTGACAGTGACACCACAACTGTATGATTAAATAGTAACTCACGGAGGGACGTTAGAACATGGAGAAAGAATGTATGAATTGCGGTGGAAGTATCTACTTTCAGTGTAGAAAAGAAGCTGCAAAATACAACGATAGGCTGAGTAGCCGTGAGGGAGCTTCCGAGATGCTGAATGTATCTGTATCAAGCCTGAGCAATTATGAGTTGGGACTGACACCAGTACCGACCGATGTTGTTGTAAGAATGGCTGACCTTTACGGAGCACCGGAACTGGAGGCTTGCTATTGCAAAAATGATTGCCCTATTGGAAAGAGGCAGAACATCGCAACAAAGATCCGGGGGATTGAGCAGATTACTTGTAGTCTCCTGAATCATGCAGACGATGATCGGTTACACAGCATTAAGAAAGGACTTCTCAAAATTGCCAGTGATGGAAAGCTGGATCCTGGAGAAGAGGAAGAATTAAAACAGATAGTAGCATGTCTAAGCGAATTTGCGGATGACGTGATGGAGCTCAGAATGTATTTGAAAAAGCATGGAGGTACACCGGATGGAATTGATTGAGAAATTAAGAAAACAGCTGTCCGAGGAGTACGGGATCCATAGCGATCAGGAACTCATGGACGCTATAGCACATCAGAAACCTATTGACATTGGAGTATTCGTGAAGGAGGTAAATGGAATTGAGAAAGCTAGTTAAAGTATCAGCTATGCTTGCGATTGCGGCGATCATGCAGATTGGTGGATGCAAGCTGGCATATGCCGAGAGAGGATATAAGGCGATCGGGAGTGAAAGACTGATTTTCCCGGTAGTACTCTTTCTTGAATATAAGGCTTTCTGCGAGCCTGGAGAATCCTTCTACGAAGATGAAGAGGAGGAGTACGATGCTTGATATTACAGCAGAAACAAAGAAAGTCCGTGAGGACATGGAAAAGCAAGGATATGTGCTGACCGAGGAAGAGTATCAGATCATCCTGGAATACACGATCAGAAAGAGTGATCGGTGCGGAAAGGGCAGGGATTATGTACCACTGCTTCTGGAGGATGAAATTAAGAATTACTACTTTCGCAACACGGTAACAGCCATCTCACTTATAAATATGGCAGTAGCCTAAAGGAGGAAAACATGGGACAGATGACAGCAGATCAGTACCTGGATCAGATCCAGAACCAGTTAATGAAAACCCTGACTGAGAAAAAAGACGCTATGCCGCCTGGATTCAATCAGCAAAGATTCGCTCTGAACTGTATTACGGTGATCCGGGACATGATGAAGGATTACAAGAAAAGAGAACAGCTCCAGACGGTTGATATCAATTCAATCGTGCTCTGTATGATAAAAGGAGCGTACCTTGGGTTAGATTTCCTGAACGGGGAGTGCTATGCGATCCCGTATAAGGGCGAAATGACATTCCAGACCGACTACAAAGGCGAAATTAAGGTTTGCAAGCGGTTCAGTGATGATCCGATCAAAGATATTTATGCAAAAGTAGTCCGTGAAGGAGATGTCTACGATGAAGGAGTGGAGGCAGGCGTTCAGAAGTTGAGCTTTAAGCCAGTTCCATTCTCAAACAAAGATATCATCGGAGCGTTTGCAGTAGTCATGTATGCGGATGGAACCATCAAATACGACAGTATGAGCGTGGAAGAGATCAGACATACAAAAGACGTCTATTCAAAAGCTGCGAATAGCCAGGCGTGGAAAGAATCATTTGGAGAAATGTGCAAGAAAACAGTCATCCGCAGGCTGAGCAAACTGATTGATCTGAATCTGGATAAAGTGGAGCTGATTAAGGCTTATGAAGAGGGATCCGGATTTGAGTTTGAGAATCAGCAGATCTCCGGAGGATCCACCAGACAGCCAGCACAGCTTCCAGGATCGGACAATGTGGTTGATGCCTTTGCACCAGGGCAGACAGCCGGACAGAAAACGATTGAACAGAAGCCACAGCCGGCAGTAACACCGCAGGACTTCCGAAAAGCACCGGAGAGAGAACCGATCCCGGCAGAAGAAGCACCACAGCCCATGCCGGAGGAAGGCTTTATGATGCCGGAGGATTTTCCGGATAACGAGTTACCATTCAAGTAAGTAAATGGAGGATATGGGAATGAATGAATTACAGGTAGTAGTACAGCAGACACCAGGAACAGTAACATGGAATTATGAAGATCTGAAAAAGGCGATCACGAACGCTCTGGAAGTATACAAGACCACAGAGTACGATGATTCAAACATCGGTCAGGCAAAGAAAGACAGAGCGATGTTAAACAATCTCTCCAAGTCTGTAAACGCCAGAAAGATCGAGATCAAGAAAAAGTGTTTGGAACCATATGAACTGATTGAAACCCAGGCAAAAGAGCTGATGGCGATTATCCAGGAACCGATTGCAGTTATTGATGAACGCCTGACAGAATATGAAACTGCCAGAAGAAAAAAAGCAAGAGCTGCGATCCTGGAATATATGCAGAAAGCATTTGAAGGGATCGAACAGCAGATTGCAGATAAAGCCAAGAACGCTCTTTATGATGACCGCTGGGAAAATGCGACAGCTAAGAAATCAGAATGGCAGACTGCCATTGATGCCAGGGCGGATGCAATCAGGTCAGATCTGCAGGTTTTGGCTGGTATCGAGGAGAAATTCAGATCTTACGCCATGGATGCGTACAGACCGAACCTGAGACTTGCGGATGCAATGCAGAAAGTCCAGGAACTGAGAGCACAGGAAGCAGCCATCCTGAAAAGACAGCAGGAAGAGGAAGAGAGAAAGAGACGTGAGGAAGAGGAACGCCGCAGACGTCAGGAGGAGCTTGCGAAACGTGAAGCAGAACTTGCAGCTCAGAATCAGCAAGAGGAGGTTGCTCAGACATCCGGATATCCGGAAAGACCGCAATCGGACATCGGAAGAGAGGCATTTGCCCGTGCGACAGCATCTACTCCAATCCAGGAACCAATCGTTGAGCTGGCACCGGAACCAGTTCAGGATCCGGAAATTCCTTTTGATCCGAAACCGAGCCAGACGATCAGAATCACGGGATCCCCGGAGGATTACCAGAAGGTAATTGAGTACATTAAGGCAATGGGAATTGACTACGAGGAGGTATAATTCATGGGCTTTCAGCTGACATCGGAGAATTATTACTCCGACATAGCCAATTATGAGTACATGTCAGTTTCCCAGTTCAAAGATTTTGCCGGAACATACGGCAAATTGGGATGCGAAGAGTGTGCGATGGCTAAGATTCGTGGGAAATATAAAGAACCGGATCGAACAGCACTCCTGGAAGGAAGCTACGTGGATTCCTTCTATGAGGGTACTCTGGATAAATTCAAAGAAGAACATGCAGAGTTGTTCAGACAGGACGGAGAATTAAAAGCAAATTTCATAAAGGCAGAAAAGGCGATTGCAAGAAGTTTGAGAGATCCGCTTTTCCAGGAATACATGTCTGGAGAAAAACAGGTCATAATGACCGGAGAGCTGTTTGGATCCAAGTGGAAGATCAAAATGGACAGCTACCATCCGGGCAGAGCGATTGTGGATCTGAAGTACATGCAGTCACTCACAAAGTTCGGATATGTTCCGGACATCGGATATCTGGATTTTGTCCGCTACTGGGGATATGACCTCCAGGGAGCTATTTACCAGGAGATCGTTTACCAGAACACCGGAAAGAGATTGCCGTTCTACATTGCCGGAATTTCAAAAGAAGAGGCAATGAACATCGAAGTGATCTACATACATGACAACTATCTTAAAGAGGCAATGAAGGTAATAGAAAGCCGGATGCCGAGGATCCTACAAGTGAAATATCACGGAGCGAAACCTGACCGATGCGAGCAGTGCATCTGGTGTAGAGACACCAAGGTGCTGACAAAGCCGATCGGGATCGGGGATCTGACAGCGAGTTTATAGTATGGAGGTGCAGGAGATGGCATGGATCACGGTGGATCAGAAGCTGATCGGAGGTAAATTAAGGGATTTTGCTAAGAGATCCGGAATCAGCCAGAATGAGGCAATCGGGATCCTGATTCGCCTCTGGCTGTGGGGAATTGACAATGCAGAAGAGAGTGGACGGATTGTAGCTGCCGAACATGAGGACATCGAGGAAGCGATCCGTCCGGGATTCCTGGAGATCGACCGGAGTACAATTTCAAATATCGTTGACAATTTGATTGAGTGCGGATGGATCGACCAAGAGAATGGCTCCTTATATCTGCATGACTGGATGGACTGGAGAAGTTACTATACGTCATATGAGCAGAAGAAAGCGAAACATGCGGAACGGATGCGAGATTATAGAGCCGGAAAGAAAAAGAGCCAGGATCCGGAACCGGAGAAAAAGCCGGAAGGATCCGGAAAGACGAAACGTAATGAGTATGCAGTAGCTTTTGAAGAGTTCTGGAAGGTCTATCCGAGAAAAGTGGATAAAGGAAACGCTTATAAGAAGTACCAGGCAAGATTGAATGACGGATATTCGGATGCGGAGTTGCTGACAGCTGCAACCAATTATGCGAACCAGTGCCAGAGAGACAAGACAGAGACAAAGTTCATAAAGCATCCAAAGACGTTCCTGAGCGATACAATGCCATTTACGGACTTCCTGGATAATAGAACCCAGGAGCCAGTGAAAACGTTCAGGAAAGGCGAAAATCCGTTCATGTAGACAGAAGGAGGATAACTGGAAATGGAAGTTGGAGGCATGTTGCCCTCTCATAGTCAGGAAGAGATAAGCCCGATCAAAGAGGGAGATTACGTTGGAGAAGATGGTCTGATCCGATGCGGAGTATGCGGCAAACGGAAACAGTTCAAAATTGAGATCTCAGGATTCAAGAAGATTGTGCCTTGCATTTGCAAGTGCAGATCTGACGAGATCGAAAAGGAAAAGCAGAAAGATGAATACGAACAGCGGATGCACGCTATTAACCGCCTGAAAGATGCTTCCATGATGGCAAGTAAGTTCCGGGATGCGAACTTCTCTGGATATAAGGTCAGGGAGGAGAACCAGGAAGCATACAAGCTGGCACTAAATTACGTGAAGAAATTCCGTGAAATGAAGGAAAAGAACCAGGGACTGTTGCTATACGGTCCGGTCGGAACCGGAAAGAGCTTCACTGCCGCTTGTATTGCAAACGCCCTGATGGAGCAAAACATCACAGTGATTATGACATCATTCGTGAAGATCCTCCAGGACATCGGAACCGGAGACGAAGCGAGCTACATACAGATTCTAAACAGTGCATCATTGCTTATCATTGATGATCTGGGAGCCGAGCGAAATACAGATTATGCCCTGGAAAAGGTATACAACGTCATTGACAGCCGGATCCGGACAGATAAGCCAATGATCCTGACAACGAACCTGGAGTTGTCGGAAATGCTTCAGACTACAGATATCCGCTACAGAAGAGTTTATGACCGGATCTTTGAAACATGTTATCCGGTTGAAATGCCGGGGAAATCCTTCCGGCAGATAGAAGCAGCACAGCGATTCAATGACATGAAAGAATTATTACAGTGAGGTAGAGAATGGGAAAGTTAGGAGAGAACATCAAACGGATCAGGGAAGAGATGGGACTGTCTCAGAGGCAGTTCGGAGAACTGATCGGAAAGAGTGATAGCCAGATCTGGAGCTATGAAAACGATAGAACAGATATCCTGGCATCAACACTTTATAAGATTGCGGCAGTAGCCAACGTAGATTTTAATAATCTGATGGCTGGCATTATCCCGGAGGAAGAACCGGAGAAAGAGCCAGATCCGGAGTGGGATGCAGAGTTGAGGATCTATAACATGGAGGATCGCCTGACAGTGATTAAGATCCTGGCGAAAAACGGGTACGATGTGGGACAGAATAAACGCCAGAAAGGGAAAGGAAATTCTCTGGATTATTTCGTACATGCAAAAGATCTTGCGACAAACGCCGACACATCGAAGTAGGAGGCAAACATGGAAGTAAGATTTACGATACGAGGAGAACCGAAAGGAAAAGGCAGACCAAGGTTCTGCGGAAATACCGGACATGCAATCACACCGAAAGATACCGTGAACTATGAAACACTGGTACGCACGGAGTACAGTGCTGCATACCCGGAATTTAAGTTCCCTGATGGCACGATGTTGGACATGCGGATCATGGCGTACTATTCCATACCTAAGTCTGCATCAAAAAAGAAAAAGGCATCCATGCTGGCAAATGAGATCAGACCGACAAAGAAGCCGGACATGGATAATGTAGTTAAGATCATAGCGGATTCGCTGAATCAGGTGGCATACCGTGATGATACACAGATCGTAGATTGCCAATGCCGGAAGTTCTACTCCGAGACACCAAGAGTAGAGGTAATCATACGATCTATTGAGCCAAAATAGGCAGGAAGGAGCGAAAGAATGAACAATTACGAAGAAATGAGGATTGAAAGCGATGTATTCGCCACAGCCAGGGAGAATTTTGATCTGCTGATGCAAAGGCTTTTCAAGAGTATGGAGAAAAATAACTCCGATGAAGGAAGCATTACTCTGAAAGTAGATCTGCAAATGAGCCAGGACTGGGTTCCGGATGGAAAAGGAGGATCTATTGAGATTAACAAGCCAGTAATCAAACATAAGGTTTCCATTGCGGTTCCGGTAAAAGATTCTATGGATGGAAAGAAAGATGCAGGTATGAATCTGGTATGGGATGAAGATCTAAAACGGTACGTCCTGAAATACATCAATGAGGGAGGACAGCAGAGCCTCTTTGATCCGGATTATGAAGAGAACCTGAAAGCTGGAGCAGATCTGGACGAAAGTGCAATGCTTCCTGGCCCATCAAACGCACTTCCGGAGGATAACGGAGTAATTGATGCAGAATTTAAGGAAGTGGATCAGTCCGAGGAAGCCGAAAATCAGGCAGATACGCCAGCAGATGAAGAAATTACCGACCAGGAGGAAACAAACGCTCCTGGAGGCGATACGGAAGCTACAGATAGCACGGATGGCAACGGAGATTATGAGTATGAAGATCCAGAGGAGGGTATGCCGGAATGAGAAGAGAGAAAGCACCAGACAATTTCTCACAGTGTCGAAAGTGCGGAGCACGGATCCTATTCGTGAGGATGAA